ACCCTCGATATTCTCAAGGATAAACTCCTCAAGAACCTTCATGGCTTCTTCGTCGCTATCCGAGATTTCATTGGCAAACCCACAAACATGACTGGCAATCAGCGCGAGCCGCCGGATAGACTTCACCGTACAGAACGCATCGTCGGTGAATTTATACTCACCGTCCGTGGTTTCCCAGTGAATCCGAATGAATGGCGTTTTCTTAACCTTTGAAGTTGCCAACTTCGCTTCAATACAGGTTGCTTCTACCCTGCATGATGTTTTTCCTTGCTCAATCGGGGGCCACTGGTCTTCCATTAGGTCGTCAATTTTTCGGGGCATCTTTCACCGTTCCTTTCTTTTTGTTGATGATTTCAGCAAGGTTTTTCCTACCAACTTCAAGCATTTCAAGTGGATACTTCTTTTCATCACTTTCCAGTGCCGTCCATGCTGACGTTCCAAAAGCTTCTCGTAACATCTTGACCTTTTCGGCTTTCTCGTCGTCACCACGGCCAGGACAGGCCAGAAGAAGATCGTCCTTGACGTTTTCCAACACCGCTTCCCGACGAGCCTTGATGGTTTCCCAGTTCGGGCCAGTCCCCTTTTCAAAGCTCGGCTTGCCTTCGTGCTTTTCCGGCCCTTTTCCCTTGAGGTCAAGCAAGGAAATGTGTGGCCTGAAAAACTCAATGTCAGGATTGTTCTTGCTTGTCAATCCAGTCATGGCGTCAAACCGATCCTTTGCTACGAAAGCCAAATGTTCCTTTCCTTCCAAGCGCATTTGGACAAGCAAAGAAGGCTCATAGCCAAGCTCGGTTTCCGTCTTCATCTTGACGCCGGTTTTCTTGATTTCTTCCTTGCCTTCTTCGTCAACAATGGTTTCCCAAACGTCGCCTTCACGCCCGATGATGGCGATATGTAAAGGCGAATAAACAAAAAGCTCACTGAATTTCTGCCACATTTCCTTGAGTGGCCCCCAGTCTTTCAGGGATAATTTTACCGTGCTGATATTGCCACCAGCAGAAGCCACGCGGCTTTTCTTGGCGTCCAGATAGTCCGTGCAGAGTTGACGCCACGGATGGGTAATCGAATCCACGAGGGCAATATGCTTCTTGGCAATACACTCGTTGGTAAAGTCAAGCAGGTCGGCGAATGACCGGGAAGAAAATGCCAGCAAGTCTTTGCCGGTGATTTTCTTTACCATCGGGATTATGTAACCCGCGCTCGGCTCGGTGTCGAACATGGCGATCTGACTTTCAGGGCAGTATTCCTTTTGGAATTGGCTTAACACCTTAGCCACGGTAAATGTCTTGCCTGTTCCCGTGCCTCCGAAGAATCCGGCTTTGAGATAGGCGGGGCGCGTTGCTGGTTTAAGATTCATGCTGTTTCTCTCCTTTGTTTTTTTTTGGTTGACTAACACTTGTCTATGATGTTCTCTAACGCGGCGGCTTGCTGTCTTGTGATATAGCCCTTTTTCTCGAACCACTTGCGAATGCTGGCAACGAAGCTGGAACTGGGGAGCTTCCACTTGGCATCAGCCAGAAGCCGGCTCGTTTCCATCGCTGTCATGTGCGTAACCCTTTCGTTTTTGTTTCCTATCCTGTTCAAATACACAGTCCGGACACAGTCCATCGGTCAGCATACATTCGGGAAAGTCGTCTCCGCAACGCTTGCATCGCGCTGTCGGCAATTCGTCAATATCATCTATGCTCACTTCATCCCTCCCGCGTTGGTTATTTCAGGCACTTATCTTTAATCCAACTCTTGATAATTGCCGTTCTTGATACGCACTCGCGCAAGGCTCGCCCGTCAATGAGTTTTACCCACGGCTCTGGCAACTTTATACAGATTGATTTCAGTGGTGTTTTCTTGCTCATAAATTAGTATCCTCCTTTTCCGAAATACAATCTATCATACTTTGTCATACGTGTCAACAACTATTTTCAACTATTTTCAACTATTTTACACCCGTATTCATTGATCCAAACGCGATTCTTCCACGTCACATAGTATCCGCTTCGCCTGAAAACCGCAAACATACCGCTCCAAAAACCCGTGGGTGTTTCGATAGAAAACGTCTGGTTCCTCCCATTGCTCGGATGGATGATTTTCATATTGCAGTAACGTTTTGAGTCGTTGTGCCTCAAAATATTTGCGGCGTTGCTCGCGGCAGGATTTATCGCAATACATTCGGTTGGTAGGTAGTGACCTTTTACACCATTGGCAGTTTCGGGTGGTTTTGGCGGCGTGGGTCATGGTGTTGTTCCTTCTGTTAGTAATTGGTAATCGTACCCTTTGAGCGTTTTCACCGTCAGCGGCACAAACGCCCTGTTGCCATCCTCGCGCACCAACAGGACGCGGCCATCGTCATAGACTTTGGCGACTGTAATGACTTGCGGCGGATCGTAGTGGAGTGGACAGGCCAGTTTCATCCCCGCTTTGAGCGTATCTGGTAGCGGTGCATAGTTATTCATACCTTTTCCCTTCCGTTTTGTTGTTTTTAAAATAATGTTTCAACAGTCCATCAGATATTTTTTTACAATGTTCTATTGAATGATGCGATCCTGTATTGGCTTTAATGCAGGCCAATTTGCATTGTGGAGGCGGTGGTATTCCCTTGCGGCACAAACTCATATTCATTTTATGTTCTTCTGAAAACGGGCCTCTTTTTTTACCCAATTGTCGTTCGGATATTTTTCTACATATTTCTTCGGAAAACTTTTTGCCTTTATTGCTTAATCCTATTTTTATCCTATGTTCTATGGATAAAGAACGCCCCAATCCTTGCCCCTTTTTCGATTTTGATATTTTTATCTTGGTTTCTTCGGAGTGGTGCTTTAATAAACTTCCTCCAGACTCTAAATTATATCCGAATTTCCTTTCGTTTGATTTGTAAAAACTTATCCAAAAACATTCTCTAATATCTAATAGGTTTTCCGAAACCTTTTCTAAAACATTAAACATAAAATTATTTTCTCCGTATTTTGTAAATGCAGATTGAAGATGTAAGTTTGAGTGCGATCCGTTTCTTAACGCTATAAAATGGTAACTTTTTCTTTTGCATAAATTAAGTGTTTGACCAATATATTGTTTTTCGTTGCATAGATTTTTTATGCTATAGATTGCGCCCTTCAAAGAAGAAGGCCCCGCGCCAGGTATGAATGCAGAATCCGGCGAAGCGGATACTTGCCCTGACGGGGGCCATAAAGGTATTTGGATGTATTGACCCGATCCTGCATTCATGTAAGTATTGTTTCATACTTTACCGATTTTGTCAATAACTATTTTAAACTATTTTTGCACCCATCCCGTTTAAGTCATCCACGCTAAACACTCTGTTTCCAACCAAGTTTATCTGATGCCGCAACCGATAGCAAGGTGCGTCATGGTCATCTTTACCAGCTCTGACAAGTTCCAGTTTGTGTTTCCCAATGACAACACGCGTTCCTGTTGGCATACGTTCGGGCAGGTTTCCATAATCAGACATGACCTTTTCCCCTTTCCTATTTAAGCCTTTTCCCCACAGGCTTTTCATTTTCAATTCTGCCGAAAACGTGGTTTCCAATTTTGACTTTGCCGGTCAGTTTTTTTGCCCAGAACGGGGAGGCTTTGGAGGGGTTATAATAGTGGTTCCAGTCGCCCCCCATCGGCACAAAACGCCCCTCATTGAGTTGCCTTGCCAGCTCCACGCAATGCCGCCAGGATTCCGGCGATTCCTTGCGCCATTTTTTCGCCCGCCCTTCCATTACGGCAAACTTTTCGCCGCCCTTTATCCAGCAGGAAAACTGGGCGGGCTGTAGGCAGACTTGCGTTATGGGTATGGCGCAGTCTTGGGAGCGTTTGAACATAACGCTGGCAACGGCTTCCCGGCCTGGCGGCCCCTCCCCTATAGACTCGGCGGCTATTGTGCAAGCTATGAGCATTTCGGCAAGCATAATACTCCTTACCATTCCGGCACACTATCCCCCACCCATTCGCCCTCTATAATATCATCGTTAGACGTGCCGGTGTCCTCGGTGGGCTGGTCGTAGCCGTCCTCCAGCATATAGCCTGGGATATTATAGTTTATATTATCCTCCCTCGGCCCGGGCGATTGCGGACCGTGCTTGTTTTCTTGCCTGATCTTCATCTTCTGAATCTGGCTTTGCGAGCTTTACTGGTCCCCACAACCACAGTACCACCGTGCACCTACCGGCAAAAACCTAATGCGGTCGCAGCAATCGCATTCCGTTGCTACCAGGCCATTTTTACCGTGTTCTTTTTCGACTCTCGCGGCCAGGTCGTAGCTTCCTTCAGCTACGAGGGTTTCGTAACTACCGTACGTTTTTTCTGTTTCGGTTTTCATTTTTTCCTCCTACGCCTCTGTCCTCCGTTCGGTTAGCTCTCCCTGATCAAAACGCACTCGCAATCGCCGTCCTGAGCGCGGCGGCGTTGAGCTTACAGCGTGGACAATCCATCCGGTATCCATCCGCCGCTGGATGATCGTGTTTATATTCTTTCATGTGTCCCCCTTGTTTCCTTGCGTTGCTTGCGTTGCGTTTCGGCCTGTAAGGTGGGCCGGATTATGCTACCATGCCCCCTTTTCGCTAAACACGCTTTCGTCTTTCCGGTCAATTCGATCCCGTATGTCCTGGACACGTCGGATGATTGTTTTCAGGTTCCACTTGTCCCCTTGGTATAGCCTCCAGTCTTTAAACCCGCGAATCGTGGCTGTAAATCTCCGACAGGGGATTTTATTCGTTGAGTTTTCGTTTATGCTTTCGGAAATTGTCGCTCCTTTTACGTAGTCTTTATGCCGGGCTAATAGCTTCCAACGGATCATTGAGGGTTGTGCTTTCATGGCGTTTATTCCTTGGGCCGGATAAGGCTCCGGCGGGCCGGCGTTGTTATGCGTGATAGAATCCATCCGCTTTATTGTAACGGTGCAGGACTTGATCTATCTTCATTACTTTGCCCATCATGTTGCCGTCTTTGTCCACGGCAAGCCCAGCGTCAAGCGGATCATCTCCGCCGACTTCATTTTCTGGCACAAGAATAAATCCGTCCATCTCATACCAGTCGAGATTATCAATAAGAATAATCTCGTCTTGCGTTAGATTGCCGATTTCCGGGATGATTTTTAAATCAGCCGGGATTGCTTGTCCATATTGATCTTTCATGTCTTTACCCTCCCCGCGCATATACCGGCGCGGCACGGTGTTAGTGAGGCGATTACTTATTCAAGTTAGCAAGTTTATATTCGCCGCTCTTGATCTTGGCTTCTGTGGCTTTCTTGTCCTCCCTCAAAAAACGGTTACGATACTTGCCTGTTGTTTTGCTGTAGTCCCACTTGCTTTCATCAAGCGTGACTTTCCCGTTGCGCTTGATAGCGATAACGGAATTGTAACTTTGAAAAGCAACACTTCCATCATCATTACTGATTAAGAGCTGATTAGCGATCCCGTCCATGTTTTCAACTTTCATCGTGTCGCCCTCCTTGTGGCCTGTTGGCCGGTTGTTGCATTATTAAAATACCAGTGCTTCCATCGGGACATATACGCTTCCAAGCATGTTCCCAATTTGGGCATCAGCCCTTCCACCGGCATATACCTTCACAGCTTGCACGGTAACAAAGCCATGCTTGTCTTTACACTGGTTCACCAGTCGCACGTATGGCGCAAGCTGGCAAGTTAGCGCGGATTTAATAACTCGCGCTTGCTGGCCGATGTTGTACTTCCCCGGATTCGCTGTTTGGGTTGTCGTCATTTTAACTCCCCCTTGTCGTTGCGGTTGCGGTTTCGTTAGTTTGATCCCATTCCTCTATTCTGTTCGCGGATAATGGCCGCGCTTGTAAATCCTACAATCTGGCCCTTGTATGCAATCCGGTTGTGCGTTCTATCATAATGTTCATCCGGCACCTTGCAAGGACTGGAGTATCTGATAAAATTAACTTCATCTCCGGGCTGGCTGAATGGCAACGCACAGGCAATCCAAGCTCCGCCATGTTCTATGCTTAGATTACACATTCTGGTTTCAACTTCTTTATCAGTATAGCATTTAATCTTCATGCAAGTATATAAAGCAAGAACCTTGCCACCCGTGCCAACATTCGCCCACAATTCTCAAAACAAAAAAGCAAAAAGAGGCTTTGGAGTAGACAGGCCTTGATAAATACGCAATAAAATAAATATAAAATATATTTTAGCGTCTCTCAATTCTGACGTTGGCACGAAAATAATACCGCCAACTTTGCGAATATGAGAATCAGATTGTCAAATGTGCAACGGAATAATGTTGACAACATGCGCGTATCATGTCCGGATCAGTACAGATATATAGTGTCAAGGGTCACTTAAAACCAGCCACTGAGGGTCGAATTGACCAGGCCACTAATAAGCAGCTTTGAGATTGTCTTGTTATGCCATAATTGCTTTGTAATTAATAAATAACAACGATTTAGCGAAACCGGATTAGGCAGCTATGATGGCTGGTTTATTCTGACCTTTCGTGGCTGGTTTTGATCCGACCCTTGACAATATAGCAAGATCGTTATATAATGCGTCATGGTTGCTTGCATTGTGTCGGTTGCGCTTGCGCGTGTAAGATAGTAGACACTTAGTTATTGAGTTTGTATTTACCCCCATCGCAATCAATGTTTACCGGAATTATATCACATCACGACGCATAACCCTACTTATGTCTACTAATTTCAAAAAATAAGTAGTTGACTATCAATACATTACAACTAAACATACGACTTACGACAAATTATTATGCAAGTAAATCGTTGTAGGCACACGCAAAACGCGGTAACCTGGGCGCTGTGATCGCGTGCAGAGTATAGATGGCAGGGGACTGCCCAGCCCGTTTGCCCAGTGCCGGTGGGTGTGTACGTAAGTATTGCATGTCCTCTGCATTCGGTTAGGGTTTCTACGAAAGTTACTATCATCGCTCACAATCTCACAGGATGCCCAAGAACAGCGTTTGTATGCCCGACAATCGGCAATAACCACCAGAAGGTACTTTGATCTGTTTTGGTACACCAAATTGGTTTTAGGGCATCTACATGGTCGTTATATGGTTCAGTGAGGCTAATTTTTTTTGGTGATTTTGAATAGGGATGAATAGCAAAAAGTTTGTTTGTTTTGGGTGAAAAAAACTCCAAATAGGGCAGAGGGTGACATTTGGGTGTACTTTGGCCCCACTTTGTTGTAAGTCGTTGATTTTTGTCAACCAACCACCATATTCTCCACTTCATATATAAAAGAGAAGTATATATAGATATAGAAATATGGTGGTAGGCTGACATTTATCAAGGACTTATGAAAGTTGTTTATCCGCCGATATGACCCACGTTCGGGACGTGCCGTCCCTTTGGTGGTCAAAACGGGTGGGAAACCGTTTGGCGAGGCGACCCAAATAAGTGCCGCAAGCGGTGTTGAAAGAAAATAGGCGACTTGCTTCGCTACGGCACTTAGAATCGGAGTCTGTGAGGGCGCGTTCGAGTTGTTCGCTGGTTCCAGACCAATCAGCGGTTAATCCGGTGAGAAGATATCCATCAATTAGGCTAAGAAGGCGATGTTCAGGTGCTAATTCGTTGAGTGCTTCCATTATTTCGGGGTGGTGATAGTGAGTAACCCCAAACCGTTGAGACACCATTTCAGATGGAATAGTCCAATTAGTCAAATAATATAGAAATGCTGGCAATTCTGCTAATAGTTTTGACCAAAACGCTTGGCGGTCGCCGGGGGATGCAGTTGGCATAGGCATCTCTTGATAGTTAGATTTGAATAGGATAATCTTATCAAATATACTCTCATCCATCGGCGGTAGAACCATTAGGTTTTCCGGTTCGTCGTTCAGGGTGATGGATAGACGCCAAAATGGGCGTAACATGATTGGGGTTTGTCCCTTGGCGTGACATTGGGCTTCGAGGTTGACGGTGGTTGACTTGATTTGTGCGCCGAATGCGCGGCGAGCGCGTAGATCGGTAGATGGTGCTTCATCCTCTACCATGAGATGCTCGGCCCCAAATAGGTGAGCATTGAACGGAGAACCAGCGGTCATGTATTCGTAGGGGCGAGAACAACGGCCACCG